GACGAGGTTGCAAGCGGCGTCGAAGCCTTCCAAGGCTTTGCCCTTCGTCAGCACCGTGGAAATGGTGTCTTTCACCTTCTCCACTTCGCGCATCTGCTGCGCGATCTGCTGGGCAATGGGCAGCACCTTTTCAGGCGTCAGCTCTTGCTGTTCCGGTTGTTGCTCGTACTGGCTGTACCGTTGGCGCAGTTGCTCGGCTTCCTTCCGTGCTTGTTCGGCATCGGCGGCGGCTTGGTAACGCGCAGCGGTCAGGCGCTGGATACGCCGTTCCATGCTCTTGAGGCTCTTCGCATGAGGGTCTTCCTCGCGCGTCTGCTCAGGCTGGGTTTCGACGGTTTCCGGGGTGGCGACTTCCGGTGATTCGGCCAGTTCAGGCGCAGGGATTTGCGTGTCTGCGACAGGCGACACGTTGGTTTCTTCCATTTGCTTTCGCGGTCATGGCGTCAACCTGCGCCAAGTCAGGGCATGAAAAAAGCCGCCTTGGTTTCCCTTGGCGGCTTCGTTCAGTGCGGTATCTCTCAGGTCATGTCTTGCGACACAGCGGCGGCCAGTTGTGGCGGCGGCTGCATCTGCTGCTTGAGCAGGGCAATCAAGCCCTTGAGTTCTTCGCGGTCTTGGGCTGCATCGGCTTGCAATGCGGCGATGCGCTCTGCGCTTTCCATACGCATGGACTCAAGCTGCATGCTCACTTGCGCGTCTAGCTGCTTGGCCTGCATCCCGCTTTGGGCTTCTTGCAGCGCCTGGCGCAGTTGCTGGATTTCCTGCCCGGCTTGCTGCAAAGCGGCTTCAACCTGCGGCGGAATCTGCGGGGCGCCTTCTTCCTGGCTTTCGGCCTGCTGAACCTGCGGCGGGAGCATGGCCTTCAGACGGCGGCTGATCTTGTCGGCGTCGGGGAAGTTGCGCAGCTTCACCCACAGGTCGCCAAGAATCGCCATCAACTGCGGGTTGCCGTTGACCATCTCGCCAATCTCTGCGGCGGCTTCTTGCTGGCGGGTCTGGAAGGCCGGGCCAACCACTGCGCGCACGTCATAGCGACCCACTGCGGGGTTCACCACAACTTCCTTTTTCCCGTTGAGAGACGGGCGCTCTTGGTAGCCCGTTTCCATCGTCGGGTCCACACGCACGAACTCGGGTTCGTCGTCCTTGCCGATGATGCGAAGAACCTGCTCTTGGTCGTAGATCACCGGCCAAACTTGCGTCAGCACGCGGCCCAGGTGCGCGATGGACAAAGCAAGGTTGTCCACGTAGTGGAACGAACCCACATCGGCCTTGTCCTGCAAGGCCAGAACAGCCCGCCCGCTCTGCTGGTTGGGGTTGTTGCCGATGGCCGCTTGGTACATGCCCAATGCAGCCTGAATGTCGTTCTTGCTGCGCTCTGCAAGATCAGCCCAGCCAACGGCAACGCCAGCGGGCGAGATGCGCTCAGGCTTGAACGGCAGCGGGTTGCCGTGCTCGTCTACCGTGTTGTACGGCAGGTAAGACAGGTTGCCCCGGTTGGCCTGCTTCCAGTGGCCTTCATAGCCTTCGATGGCCTCAGCAGGCGCCAACCACGGAGCTTTCGGGCCAAGCGCCACAGCCTCATAAGCGGCGTTGCGCTCAAAGTTGTAGGTGATCTGCCCATCCTTGGCGAGACGCACGCAACCAGACAGACGGCGCTTGCCTTCGTCCCATTCCTCGTTACCGAGAACGGGAAACAGCGGCACGAACTCAGCCGGGAAAACCGAGCGCTCAAGAATGTCTTCACCAGACAGCTTGAAGTGCTCGACCACGCGCCCGCCTTCGGCATCCTCAGACGCGGGAACGTCAACGACGCGGTAATACTCGCAGACGCGAACATGGTCCTTCGTGAACCAGCCCGAGTCGTCCCAATCCACCATCGTGGCATCGGGCCACTTGGCTTTGAAGTCGTCCTTGTGCATGGAGACTTCAACGAAGCCCCAGCCCATATCCGAGCCGTCAGGCTGCGTGAAATCGGGATCGACAAGCACAGCCTCGAACTCGGGCACGCGCTCAATCTCGGCGCACTGCTGGCCTTGAACCTTGGCGCCCTTCAGCGGCTTCAGCACCAGGCGGAACCAGCCGATGCCGCCGCGCGTGGATTGGCCCAAGGCGGTGATGTAAGCCACATCGGCCCGGCTTGCGTACTCGGTTTGCTTGGCAAGACCCGCCAGCACTTCGGCCAACTTGGGATCGCTGGTGTCGTCCACAGGCAGGAACGACAGCGCCGGCTTGTTGCGGCGCGCGGTGTTGATGACTTGACGGACGAACTGGCTTGTCTGGTCAAACACCAAGCAAGGCCGCGCGCCACCTTCGGCGTTCTGCCGTTCGCGCTTCACATCCTCCGGCCATTGCTGCGGGTCTGTCGGGTCAGAGAACCGCATGTCCTCGCGGCACTCTTTGTAGATCGGCCCCCAAACCTCTTGGGCGCGCTCATACCGAGCACGGGCCTCGGTGATGATCTTGTCGCGCTGAAGGGTCTGTTTTTTGCGGGCCATTTACATGCTCAGATATGACGATGCGTGATCGCGTGGCGCTTCCAGCACCTTGCGCTTGACCACACGGCGCGCGCCTTCGCAGGCGTATCGCAGCGCGTCGATAACGTGGTTGTCCTTGTCTTTGAACTTCGGCAGAACCTGACCCGTCAGCGGGTCAATCTCGTAGCTATAGAGGGTCAACTCATCAATCAGGTGCGTGCATCGCGGGTGCACCACAATGTCAAAGCTCTTCAGGAACTCGACACCTTCCTCAAGGCTTTTCGCACCCTTCAGCGCGGGCAGCATCTTCGGGAAGCCGTGGCGCTGCATGAAGCTGATGGTTTCCGGCCTGGCGCTGTCTGCCGTTGTCGGCCAGCGCTCAGCCTCTGGAACCGTGCGAAACAGCTCCGGCAGGAAGTCAATCTCACAGCCAACCTTGTATGCCTCGTAAGGCACGTACAAGGTGCGGCCAACAATCGCGCACTGCACCAGCACGCTCGGGTCAATCGAAAAGCCCCAGTCCGCGCCCTGCCTCAAAATCCACTCAGGCGACACATCGAACTCTTCGATGCGCCAGTTGCGGAAGATGCGGGCTTCGCTGTTCTGCTCGTACTCGCCCAGCCACACATGGCGAAACTTGTCAGGGTCGCGCCGCTGGTCATACTCCAGCTCAGCCTTCAGAACATCAGGCAACCAGGGGTTGTCGCGGTAGTTCGCCTGCACAACAGCAGCATCAGGCGGCGGGCTCTCTCCTCGCAACAGCACATCAACCGGGTCTGTCGCTGCTCGCGGGTTCCAACTGAACCAGAGTTCTGAGCCGGGCTTGCGGATCGTCGGGCGCAACAGGTCTAGGCTTCGCTGGCTCAGGCTCTGCGCTTCTTCCACCCAAGCCACATCGAACCCTTCCAGCGACTTGATGGAGTCGGCTGTGTGGTTCTGCATGCCTTGGAAGATGATCCGCCCACCGTTTGGGGCCAGGATCACGCTTTGCTGCACCTCGAATTGCGAGCCAACGCCCAGCGCTTCGATCTTGCTTTCAATCAGCTTCTTGACCGACTGGTTCAGGCTCTTCTGCACCTCACGCACACAAACCGCGTCGGTCTTCTCAATCAGGCACCGTTCGACCAGTAGCTCAGCAAAGAAGTGCGACTTGCCAGAACCTCGACCACCCCAAGCACCTTTGTAGCGGCTCGGGTAAAGCAGCGGCTCAAAGACCTTCGGGGTCTGAATGACCAGCTCAGCCATTCACGATCTGGCGCACGATCTTGGTGACGCTGTCGCCTAATTCGTGCGTGGTTTCGATCTTCTCGCCGTACTTCTTCGGCGCCTTCTTCGACAAGGCCCACTTGCGCGTGTCAACCTGCAAGCGCTTCCAAGCAACCCAACCAGGATCAACGCTTCCTGATGCAGTCAAGCGCGGCTCTTCAGCCTGCAACGCTTCCAGCTCTTCAAACTCGGCGTCCGTGCCTGTTGCGCGTGCGCGCGCGTATTGGGTTGCGAGTTCTGGCCTCGCATCGCACCAGTTTAGAAACACGCGATGGGTGATGCCGTTCTCTGCTGCGGCAGAACGCAAGCTCTTGCCTTCAGCCACCAACGCGCAGATCGCTTGGGCCTTCTCTTCGTTGAACACGGGCGCCTCTCGGCAGTCATGGCGTCAAAGCGCGCCAAGTCGCATGGGTGCCCGGCTGCACAGTGCGAAGGTCAGGGACGTTCGATGTTTGGTTACTGTCGC